GCTGTTGGTGCCAGCGGACCAGGTGCTAATCAAGCATTGAATACCACCAGCACAGTGACATTTGCCAAGGTAACTATTCCAGAAGGTGCAGCAAATACCACAAGAAATATCTTTGACATGGGCACTGTTGCAATGTATAGTTTCTTTACCAATGCAATTACAACTACCAGCACACAAAACCTAACTTCAATACCTGTTGCTGATTATACCACTGTAAAATATCTAATTCAGGTAGTTGACAACACAGGCAGTGGATACAATGTTCACAGTCAAGAAATGACTGCTGTTCATGCCAATGGTAACTTGTATGAAAGTGAATATGGTATTGTTCAAAGTAGTATTTCACTAGGTGATTTCAACAATCTTTTATCTAGTGGTAATATGGTGTTGCAGTATACACCAAGTGGCATTACCAGTGCAGTTGTTTGTGTATTTGTCACAGCAGTGAATAACTAATTAAAACACAGGGGGTGAAATGCCCCCACTAAATTCTTCCTTAAGTGGATAATGGAAACTTATGTCTAAAGTAGAAAAATATTTCAAAATTAAAAACGGCCTTCAATTTGATGACGGCACTTTTCTTACCACCTCAGCGGGTGCAATAGGGGCCACTGGCGCTCAAGGTCCCACAGGTGCCACTGGTGCTCAGGGATCAACCGGTGTCACAGGTCCTGCAGGTGCCACTGGTGCTCAAGGAAATCAAGGTGCCAGCGGAGCAACTGGTATTGGTTATAGACTAACCAGCACAAGTTCAGTTAGCCTAGGCACTGGCACTAAGACATATACCGTTAATCTTACTAATACAGACTCAATGTATGTTCCAGGTATGACTGTAAGTATGGGGGCATACACAGGTGGCTTTGCCACTGGTGTGGGATTCAACTATGGAACAATTACCAGTTACAGCGGAACAACACTGGTTATTGACAGTGTATATTCAGAAGGCAGCGGAACATATACTGAACACAGTCTAGTCATGTTAGGTGCTCAGGGAGTCCAAGGTGCAACAGGACCAACAGGTGCTACTGGAGCCGCAGGAACAAACGGATCAACTGGTGCAACTGGTGCTAATGGTGCAACTGGTGCTAATGGTGCAACTGGCACATTTAGCGGCATTGAAACTATCTATAACTGGGGCACAGTCACAACCATGCCAGTGGGCATAAATGTTACTTCTGCCACAATACATAGAATGACTCTAGGTGGAAATATTACCTTAAACACCTTAACCAATGCCTCAACTGGATCAAGTGTAACTATTATCATGTTGCAAGATGCCACAGGCAATAGAACACTAACCAACACCACATGGAAATGGGCCGGTAACAGTAAAACATTGAGCACAGCAACATCAGCCACTGATGTTATCACTGTGTTCTATGACGGCACTAGTTATCTAGCAGGCTTGGTCAAAGGATACGTCTAATGTTTGCAAGAAATCCTGGATTGGTCAGAGCAGACCCCACTGTGGCCGATCCTCATTATGGGGCTACTGTGTTATTATTGGGATTTGAAAACGAAGGCACCGATAATAGTCCCCAAAAAAGCACTATTACTGCTCGAAATAGTGCTTCATTAAACAGCACTACCTATGTAAAATTCGGAACCTATAGTGGATTCTGTGCTCAGGATGCGCCAGGCGGTGCTGCTCAACCATATTTTTCTGTCAGCAATACATCAACATTTCAAATGGATGCTTTGGATTGGACTTGGGAAAGTTGGGTCTATGTTCCTAGTTGGAATCAAGTTGGCAATTTTGATGTATTTTCATGGAATGTGTTTGTTAACGAAAACACTTATAAACCAATTGCTGTGTTATTTGCCAGAGATAGTGCTAGTCAAAGTTATAAATTAGCCATGTATGATTTTAATACTTTTAGTCAGCAAAGCACTTATAGTATCACCTCAGGAGCATGGCATCATTTAGCTGTGTGCAAAAGTCAAGGCAAATGGTTCTTTGGTCAAGATGGTGGTGTAACATCGGTAACACCTGCTAGCCAACGCAGTATAGATGCTAACCATACCACAGATATTAGAATTAGAGACAGTGGATATCATCAGGGAAATTTCAATGTTTACTTTGATGAAATGCGTGTGACCAAGGGTGTGGCTAGATACACCGCAGCCTATACCACTCCCACAACTAGATTCCCAAGGATGTAATCATGGCCTGGATAAGAACAACCACAACCACATACAATTGGCAAAAATTCCTTATTGATATCGATGACAGTCGTCATGACGAATATTTTGCACTGCAAAATCGAGAAGGATATTTTGAAAAGTTTCAACAGGGCATTGACCAAGGTTGGATTATTCAAATACAAGAAGTCCTGCCAAGAATTGGAGAATGACTGCCAGCAGTGAAATAATTAACTGTATGGACAAACGTGAATTTGAAAAGAAGATAGGGCTGTATGCCAAGGCATATATTATTGACGCAAATCCGCCTATAAAAGGTCAATATGTGAAGAAAAGCCTACGAAATAATGAAGAAATGAGGCCAAGATTACGTGCAAAAAAGACCCCTAGTGAAATCAATACAACTGGGCCACTGCACGTGATAAAGTGGCAAACAAGACTGGAATTTTGTGTTCAATGTTGTCGCTCAGTGGAAGATAGGCGAGAACTAATTCATTTACCAGATGGCTGTGTCAAATGCAGTTGTGGTAACAAATACTCGAATAAGTTGACAAAAAACACTGAAGATGTTTAAATAATAATGTCGGTGGCAACACTGATGTTGATGGTAACAGAAGTATCATTTAATTTTCCATTGTAACTTTGTATTCTGCCATTTTTCCAAACCGTTAGGCTGTCAATCTAACAACCATTGAATTATCATCAACCAAAACCCTCTAGGTGCAATGCTTAGAGGGTTTTTCTTTGGTAAAAATAACAATCTATAACTTTATAGAGCGAGTGTAATATAGTCCGCGAGTGTAATATTAAAAACTAAAAACTAAAAATTAAAATAATAAACAACACACTCGCTCTTCGAGCGAAAGTGAGTGGAGTCATTTACGACTTCGTCTTTGAGTGGCATCGCTTCGCGACCAGGGTTGCCCCATCAGAAGGTGGTAGTGTTAGCCCTCGCCAAAATCTTGGAAATAAAAAATTTGTTTTTTTCGATATCTTACTGTATTATTAAGAAATGACTAAATACCATTGGAAAGACAGGAAAATGACAGTTCCTAGGCAAAAGAAGATAATACAAATACATATAAAGGAAACAAATGACACAAATAAGATATGCAAAAGCCAGCTTGGCTAAAACAACCAGCAAAGAACGCAGACGAATTAATCTAGATTTTATTATTGAGGGCAGTAGTAAGATTAATAAAGTTGTGTTTAAACTCACAGATAGGCTTAGAGAATATCCATCATACATTCCTGAACAGGAATTTATTGATTGGCCTTATCATCAACAGATCATAGATCGAGCACATGAATTAAGAGCAGATTCTCAACATTGTTGGATTGGTAAAGGTCTAGTAAAACAAACTTTTATTCAAGGTGGACAACCAGTGAATGTTAGATATGAAAAAACAGCAGCACTATTAGTCCAAGATCAATCAATGTATAAACTAGTGGCAATGATTGATGATTGGACAATTAGTCTTATGTTGATGCCTAGTGCAATTGAAAATTATCCGTTTATTGGTGAATTCAAAGACATTGATATTACTGCTGTTAAAAGTGTAAGAGGTATCTGGCAATGAAAATTCAAGATTACCTTTTAATAAATGATCCCTACTATCGATTGTTGCAAGAAGAAAAAAAACTTTATGAGAACAATAATATCGTGTTACCACATACCGCACTACATAAAATTAGACTACGTCTTTATGCTGACAGTCATTGGAGCATTAGATGGACTAGCCAAAGTCGTGATTATGAAGTTGTAGGAAATAAAAATTTACATAAAAACACCAATAGTAGAGAAGTAAATTATCTTCATGATATACTGCAAACTGAATTTAAATTATCTAAAATTGAAAAGTCAGCAAGACGTGATTGTGTCTATGAAAATAAAAAAGTAAATTTGGATTGGCAGATTATTTGGATTGAAGATATCATGCGACACTATCATTCAGATAAACCAACTTACCAAGTTAACAAGGCATTGATTATATATGGTAATGAATATCTTTGGGAATGTCTGCCAGTGCAATTAGAAAATGCTCAACAGTTTAATGTTGTCAGTGCTGGTAGACCTTTGATGGATTATCTTCGGTGAAATCTCCACTAGACAACCTATTATACCTGTAGTATTATATAACTTACATAAATAACTTACTATGAAAAGAACATTACCAGATCCTAAATTTAAAATATACAAGAAGTTCTATGAATTTCGAAGAGGCTGCATTGATCCTACTTACTACTCATGGCGTAGTTACGGACATTTCGGCATTAAGATGTATAAGCCATGGTTGGCAGATAAAATTGGTTACCATCGATTCTTGGAGTATGTGCATGATCAATTAGGACCAGCACCTAGTGATCAGCATTATCTCATACGCAAAGATAAATTTAAAAACTTTACACCAGGTAACCTTTGCTGGGCCACAGCAGGACAAAACAACAACACCAGAAGAAACTGTTGTTATATCACATACCGTGGTGAGACCTTGAGTCAAGCAGATTGGTGCCGCAGACAAGGACTTTCCACAAATTGTGTAAACATTAGAATCAACAGACTGGGGTGGACTCCAGAACAAGCATTGGAATTTGTATGACATCATTAATTAAATCAGCAATACAACATCTTTGGCCTAGAAAACCAGAACAACCTACGGTGCCCGTGCCAACACAACAGCAATTGAACACGTGGCATTACAGTCAAGGTCCTGTTAAAGGATTTGAATATCCCAAACAGCCATGAAGTATATACCAAAAAAAACTAGACCGGGTGCTTGGCATCATCAAGGACTAGATCACGATAAACACCTGGCCTATCTACGTGCTCGTAGTCAATGGAATTTTCGTAATGAAGCCAATACAATGACCATTGAGGAGTTTATTGAATTATGGCCTGATGATCTTTGGCTGTGTCGCGGACGCAATCCTGAAGACCTTTGCATGGTTAGATTGAACAACGAAGGCGCATGGTCACGAGAAAACTGCGTGATTATTTCACGTTATGAACAACTGTGTCGTGGCAAGCGACCAAGAAGAACACCCGGTAAGGAATTTAAATTATGAAATACACTGTGAAATTAACTGTAGACGATCAACGCATCATGTTGGAAGCATTGATAGCCAGTCAAGAAATCAAAGAAAAGAAATTGCAAAAACCTGACAGCATTGCCACCATGCGCCGACAGTATCTTGATGCTGCGGAAAAGTTTCTTGAACCCTGTGAAATACATGACAAGAAGAAAAATCTATTTGTGTGGTTCATAGATCAAATGCAGCACAGTGGCAGATTTTGGAACACTGAATTATGTATGCGAGCCTGTGCCATTGCAGACCGAGCTATAGAAAACGAATATGATCACTACAAGTCAGTGCAGATTTATGAAGATTTATTTGAGGTAAAATAATGTTTCCAAAATTTGACCCCTTTGATGAACTTGAACAGTTAAAGGCACACAGAGACCAAACCATACAAATTGTGCAACAGTTGACAGCCGCTGTTCGTCAACTACAGGCAACAGATCAACAGATCATTGATCAACTAAATCAACAAACTGGTGCTTTAAATGCACTGGACGCTAATCAACAAGACCACGACGGCAGACTAAGACTAATAGAGATAACCAGACAATATGAAAACCCGACTACAACCCCCAGAAGTTAATCAGATCTTGAAGAGCAGAGTAGAAATGCTGTGCTCAGGCGGTAAGACCATAGCCATTGAATTTTCAGATGCTCAAATGGCCAAAGAATTTTATGACTGGCATAAAAACTTTATGCTGTTCTTAAATCAACCAATCAAGACCATAACACTTGATCAAGCAAAATGAAAAATACTAAGTTTAGCCATAAGCAAGTTTGATTAGTATTTTTGGATAGCCAGGCTTTGCTTACAGTGTATTTTCTGGCTATTTTTTTAACAACAGAGAAATTGAATGAAAACAAATCAAGATAAAATTAAAAAATTTCAAACTAGACCAGCCGATATTCGAGACTTTTTAAGTTCGATAGACCACGGCACTTCAATGGAACACGAAGCATTGATTAGATCAATGGCTATGAATCCAGAGGTTGATCTTTTTACAACATTAAAGCACAGCGAAGACATTGCCAGAAAAACCAAAGAATTTAAAGACAGTGAAAAAATTAATATTTTAGAAAGAATAAAAAATGATTTTAACCCGTGAACAAGTTGAAGAATTAGATTATCAAGGTTGCCTAACAGCCCGTAAGCAATTGGCACGAACTTATAAGTTAGACCGACATTTATATGAATGGATGACTCCAGAACTATGGAATGATCTTGACAATATTGCCAACACACTGCTATACTTAGAAGATAGAATATATCAATTCGAAGATGTAAGATATAGCACATTACAACAATAATAATATTTTTTTAGATGTTTATCCCACTTAATCAGTGGGATTTTTTTTGGTTGATTAAATATTAATATGGAATCCACCAAAGACGTCCCCGCCTCTAAAGGTAAACCTGGACCTAAACCCAAGGATCTTGTCACTGTAGAAGTATCTGGTTATCAGGTTGGCCGCGGCATTACCAAGAAGGTAGTGTTTGATGTTGATGTATACAAACTGGCCGCAATGGGCTGTAATGATCGCGAGATAGCCACTTGGTTTGACTGTAATGAAGACACACTGAGAAACAATTTCTCGGAAATAATAGCAAAAGGTCGCGAAGACCTAAAACAAAATCTACGTAGGGCACAGATCAAATTGGCCATGAGTGGCAATGCCACTATGCTTATATGGTTAGGTAAGAACATTCTCGGACAGCAGGAAAATCCTAACAACATTGATGCCAATGCTCCACTTCCATGGCAGGATAGTGATATCTAATGGCTTTAAGTGAGACACAGAAAATTGTTGCCCAAGACAATCATCGCTTTCGTGTTGTTGTATCTGGCCGTCGCTGGGGCAAAACTACATTGGCCATCCGTGAAATGTGTAAGATCGCTAGAGAACCCAACAAAGAAATATATTATCTTGCGCCGACCTATAGAATGTGTCGCACAATCCTCTTCAAAAGATTAAAAAAGAAATTGTTAGATCTAAGATGGGTTACAAAGATCAATGAAACTAACTTGGAATTTAATTTAAAGAATGGCAGCACCATAAGTCTCAAGGGCGCAGACAACCCTGATAGCCTACGTGGAGTCTCACTTTCAGCAGCAATTTTTGATGAATTTGCTTTTATGGATAGAGATGTTTGGGATCTAGTTATACGTCCAGCATTGGCAGATCAAGAAGGCAGTGCTTTATTCATTACAACTCCTGTGGGTAAATCTAACTGGGCATTTGATCTGTTTAACATGGAACAAGATCATCCAGACACATGGCGTAGTTTTTCTTTTACAACTTTACAAGGCGGTTTCGTAAGTGAGACTGAGATTGCTGCCGCACGTGAAGAAATGAGTGAACAACAATTCAAACAAGAGTTTGAAGCCAGTTTTGTTACTTCAAGCAATCAAGTAGCCTGGGCATGGTCAAGAGAAAATATTCGTAGACTTGAGAAACCTGATTTAAAAATTATTCATTGTGGGATTGATTTTAATAATTCGCCGATTACTGCGGCAATCTACGTTCAACATGGAGAGGAGATGTATCAAATTGATGAAGTCCATATGCTTAATTCTCATACCCAAGACCTTGCAGAAGAAATACTTAGAAGATATCCAACAAGCAAGAAGTTTGCCTACCCCGATCCAAGTGGCAAGGCAAGAAAAACTTCGGCCAGTGGTGCCACGGATTTTACAATCTTGGAGTCCTACGGATTTATAATAAAAGCACCTAACCATCACGATCCTGTTCGTGATAGAATCAATAGTTACAATGCCCGTTTATGCTCTGCAACAGGTATTAGACGCCTATTCATTGACCCTAAGTGTAAATATACCGTAGAGAGCCTTGAAAAGTTTTGCTTCAAAGAGGGAACACAAATTCCCGATAAAGGGCAGTGGGACCATATGTTTGATGCCGCTTCCTACTGTATCCAGTATATGTTTCCGTTAAGAAAACCTATGCCTGAATATCAACCACAACGATGGGGCCATCAATTAGCCTAAGGACAAATTAATGAACAATACCTTACACGACGATTTTAATCAAATCTCAACTACCAATAAAGAATACATGAGAAATCGTGATCGTTGGCAATTCCTGCTATGGTCATATACCGGTGGTGATGAATACCGTCGACAGGGATATCTAACACGATACAAGTTAGAAGACAACAGTCAATATCAACAACGCCTAAACACTACACCATTAGACAATCACTGTCAATCAGTGATACAGGTCTATACCAGTTACCTATTTCGTGAACAGCCCGAGCGTGAATTAGAAGCATGGGAATACCAACCTGACGTTGAAGACTTCCTCAATGACTGTGACTATGATGGACGCAGTCTAGATGCGTTTATGAAGGATGTGGCCACATGGTCGTCAGTATTTGGTCATGCTTGGATCTTAATGACCAAACCTAATCTAGGTGCCAGCACATTGGGTGAAGAACAAAGTCTAGGTGTTAGACCCTATGTTAACCTACTAACACCTCTAGCAGTGCTGGACTGGACTTGGACACGCACTGCCTCAGGCCGTTATGAACTTACCATGTTCAAATACATTGAAGAAATTGTTGACAAAATCACAGTGGTTAAGAAGTGGACTCCTACCGCTATTGAAACTTGGATCATGGAAGATGAAAAGCGTGAAGCCAGGTTAAGCAGTGTAGAAGCCAACGGCTTGGGTATGATCCCGGCAGTATTGGCCTATAACAAACGAAGCATTGTCAAGGGCATTGGTGTTAGTGATATCACAGACATTGCTGATCTACAACGACTAATCTACAATTACAATTCAGAAGTTGAACAGAGCATACGTTTAGATGGGCACCCCAGCCTTGTGGTAACTCCTGATGTGCAATACGGATCGGGTGCCGGCGCTGTGATAGTTGTTCCAGAAAATTCAGATGCAGGTCTGCGTCCTTACTA